GTGCCTACAGCGGTTATTTCCGCGAGAATACCTACATGGTGGTACGGAGGAACGCCTGATGGTCACGATCCGCCTATTGGGTGAAGCGGGCCGGCGCTTCGGCCGACGCTTTCAGCTGGCGGTAAAAACACCAGCCGAAGCCCTCCGCGCCCTCTGCGTTCAGCTGCCAGCGCTACGTCAATACCTACTCGAGTCAGGCGAGAACGGCGTCAACTGGCGCGTCGTTACCGAAGACCCCAACGGCCTCGACGAAGATCAGCTGCTCTGGCCCCTCAGCAAGCGGATGGTGCTGGCACCAATGCCAGCAGGCCGTGGTGGTGTAGGCAGGATTTTGGCGGGCGTGGCGCTAGTAGCTGTCGCCATCTTGCTGCCCGGAATTGGCGGCGGCGTCGCCGCAACTATTTTTGGCACCGCATTTTCTAGCACTTCTTTAGCCATTGGCGCTCTTGGCCTCTCCTTCATCTTCGGTGGTGTGGCCGAACTCCTCACACCTACACCCAAGATGCCCACCGTGGGTGGTGCTGTTGGTGGCAGCTCCACCGAAGGCCGCAGCACCGATCAACTGAAGAGCTTCACCTTCGATAAAAGCAACGCCAACACCCTTCAAGGCGAAGTGGTGCCGGTTCTCTATGGCGAGCGCATCGTCGGTGCCTTGCCCGTCCTGTCCTTCGGCCTCGAACTGCAGAACTCACTGTGATGGATAAGTCTGAGCGCCTTGACGAATCCACCCTGCAGGTCAGTGGCGAAGGTGGTGGCCGCAAACAGGAACCTGTTGTCAATCAATACGTCACGGTTACGGCACCATCGCGCCAGCCGGTGGAGGAGGCCAACAACCTTTTTTCTGTTGCGTTTGCCCGCACCGTCTACGCCATTAGCGAAGGCGAAATTGAAGGCTTCCCCAACGGCGCCGAAAAAGACATTTACTTGGACTCCACGCCAATTCAAAATCCGGATGGCACGTACAACTTCACTGGCTACAGCCTTGACAGCCGCACCGGCACCGACGAAACCCAAACCCCAATGCCGGGGTTTAGCACCGTTGAAAATGCCGTAGGTGTAGGCATCGCTGTAACCCAAGCCGTCGGGCCAATCACCCGCACAATTACCGACGTTGACGTGGAGCGCTGCCGCGTCATCATTAGCCACCCGGCATTGCAGTCAACCAATCAAACTAACGGCGACGTCACTGCCACCAGTGTCAGTTACCGCATTGCCGTATCCGCCAACAGCGGCCCTTACGTCACAGTGGCCGAACCCACTGTCAGCGGCAAATCCAACAGCCAATTCCAACGCGCCTACGAATTTGATTTAAGTGGAACTGGCCCATGGGCCGTCCGACTAACTCGCCTCACAGCAGATAGCACCACGCCATATCTGCAAAACAGCATCACTTGGCAGAGCTACACCGAGATCACAGACGAGAAATTCGCCTACCCCGCGACAGCCGTCCTGGGCGTGAAGGTTGACGCCCGTCAGTTCACCAGCATCCCAGACGTGTCCGTGCGATTGCGCGGCAAGCGGGTCCAGATTCCCACCAACTACAACCCAGTCACCCGCACCTATACCGGCTTCTGGGACGGAACCTTTACCACCGCTTGGACCGACAACCCCGCCTGGATCTTCCGCGACATCGTAATTAACCAGCGATTTGGTGTTGCACGTTATGTGCCAACAATCGCTATTGATCCGTGGTATCTCTACACCATCTCGCAGTATTGCGATGAGCTGGTGCCCGACGGCGCAGGCGGCACTGAGCCCCGCTTTACCTGCAACGTCTACCTCCAAAGCCCCGGCAGCGTCTACGAAGTCCTCAACGCCCTCGCCTCCTGCTTCCGCGGCCTGATCTACTACAGCCAAGGCAAACTTTTCCTAACCCAAGATCGCCCGCAGGATGTAGTTCAACAGTTCAGCGAAGCCAACGTCATCCAAGAGGTGGACGACTCCGGCCAGGTCACCTCCCCCTGCTTCAACTACACCGGCACAGCCAAGACCGCCCGCAAAACCGTCGTACTGGCCAACTGGGACGACCCCAATCAGGTCTATTCCAGCGTTAGCGAGTACCTCCAGGACGACACTCTGCTGGAGCGCTTCGGCTACAACCCCATCGACCTGCGGCTGCTGGGCGTCACCTCCCGCGGTCAGGCACTGCGGGCCGCCAAACACACGCTGTTCTCCAACCGCTACGAAACCGAGAAAGTCAGCTTCCGCATCGGCGCCGAAGGGCTGGCTGCCAGCGTCGGCGAAATCATCCAAATCGCGGACCCCCTCAAGCAAGGGCAACGCCTCGGCGGCCGCGTCTACGCGGTAGACGGCAACCTCATCACCCTAGATGCCGTCCTCAACCTCAACCCAGCAATTACCTACACGCTGACGTTGGTTGTGCCCGACGGCGAAACAGTCACCAACCCAGATGGCAGCGTCACAACCCAACCGAAACTGCAAACGCTGAACATCGTTGACTACACCACGCTGGCTGGTGCGTCTGACCTACGTGACCTCAATACCCAAGCTCTCGACACGCTGATTACCCAAAGTGGTGACACGTTGATCGGTTACGTCACCGAAACCGACAACGGCCGTACTGTCATCACCTGCGACGGCATTATCACCAGCCAAGCCGGCACGCTGTGGGTGCTGGAGTGGAACGCCATGAGCGCTGCGCTCTATCGCGTCATCTCCTTGGCCGAGGTGGACCCTCTGGTCTACCAAGTCGAAGCCGTCCAGTACAACGCGTCCAAGTACGGCTTCATCGACAACGATTTGCCGGTGGCGGTCCCCAAAGACCGCTTCACCTTGCAGCCAGCGCAGCCCGTCACCAACCTCATCGCCGGCCTCGTCTTCCGCAACAACCGCACCCAAATCGACGCCACCTGGAGGGCTCCACAGGTCGATGGCGCCGACAGCCTGGCGGTGCGTTCCTACTCCTACCAGTGGCGCAATGTCGGCGCGACCGAGTGGAGCGACATCTACACCACCAGCACCCCCAACGCAGCAGTCTCTCTGCCCAATCACGTCTTTGGTGATACCTACGAAGTGCGCGTTGCCACGACTGATCGTCTCGGCAGGCAAAGCGATTGGGTGGTGGGCAGCGTGGCCTCGTTTGAAGCCATACCCGACCTCAGCGATCCCGCGTTCAACGCCGTCGTTCGCCACCAAAACCAGCCCGACGGCACTCAGTTGCTGATTGTGGACGCTGGCATCTGCCCAGTCCCTGAGCGCGTTAACGGTTACCGCATCTGGGCCTTCCCCACCAACGTCCCCACCGTCATTCCCGGAGTCAAACCCCCCGAAGCTGACGGCTGGTACTTCCTCAGCAACATTCCGCTCACCGGCTACTACACCATCGCTTTCCACGCGCCTGGCGACTGGGAGATCCGAGTGGCCTTCACCAGCGCCATCTTTGGTGAAACGCCCAGCGACTACCTCTACGACACGGTGGAGCGCGATGAGATTGTGCCGCCTTCGCCCAGCCTGTTCACCGTCGTCGAAAACACCAACAGCGGCCAAAAGCGTTTCAGTTGGCAGCTGCCCCTGTCCGACTACGGCTCCTGGGATCAGGGCGTGGTATCCGACGTGGTGTCCTACGAAATCCGCTATAAGCAGGGAACCCTCGTCAACAGCAGCCCCTCTCAGACGTGGGACATCGGCATCCCGCTGTACTCCGGTGGCGTCTCCGCCCAACAGCAGTGGTTCGAGACCTCACTGTTCGATACCGACACTTGGACCGTGATGGTGAAGTCGGTGGACGCGACGCAGTGGCGTAGCGACGACCCCGCATTCATCCTCCTCAACATCGGCGCCCCTCCTGTTAGCAACGCGGTCTACGAGGAGGTTATAGACAACACCACATGGCCCGGTGCATATATCAACGCCCAAGTCACGGACAACTATTTCCTAATCACCCAAAGCGGTGATCAGCTTGTTACCCAAAGCCTCGACCTGATCACAGGCGACACTGGCGTGCCCGCACTGCAGCAAATCAATCCAGCGCTAGACAGCTACTACACCTGGAACTTCGACAACAACTTCCTTGAAAGCAGCCTGCTGGTCAGCACAACCGCCCAAGCTACCTACCAGCACAGCGTTGGGGCACTGACCGGCGCAGACACTTCCGTCTTCCAAGAAAACGGCAACGAGATCTGGCAGGAGGACGGCGACCCCTTCTACGCAGAGCAACGCACCTACACCGCCGGTGAACTCAGCGGCGAAGCCAGCGGAATCCTGCACCCCTACGCCCCCTATGAGAGGTTGATTGAAGATGTCTACGCAGTACAAACACTTTTCCGTAGCGTTGATGGCGTAAGCCCCGGTGCATTGACGGCACTTAGCTTCCAGCTTGACTACCCCGACGTAATTGAAAACGTCGAGGATGTCGCAATCAGTTCCAGCGGTGCTGGTACGGCCATCCCACTTATCAAACCCTTCCGCTCAGTTAAGTCGGTACAGGTCACATTGCAGGACAGTGGCACTGCAGCGATCAACGCCATTGTGCTAACCAAGTCAGTTAGCTCGGTGACCGTAAAATGTGTGAACAGCAGCGGGTCAGCCGTGGCTGGCCTAATTGACCTGACCGTGGTGGGCTACTGATGGCTGGATTACGCATCTCACAACTGCCAGTCGGTACAGCGGTTGCAGCGGCTGACGTTTTTCCGTTCAGCTCGATTAGCGGCAGCGAAACCCGCAAGGTCACTGCAGCCATCCTCAGCATCGCGCTGGGATTGCAGGGCAACTCAACTGGCCCCACCCAACCGAGCGCCCCGGCCAATGGTCAGCTGTGGATGGACACCAGCACCAACCCGCCGGTGCTCAAGACCTGGAACGGCGCCACTTGGACGATCATCAGCTTCCTGCCCGGCAGCTCGATCATCACTAGCCCCGCAGCGACGGGCCCGGCATCACCGCAACTGGGCCAGCTCTGGCAGGACACCAGCCAGACGCCCGACGAACTGAAGATGTGGGACGGCAGCAACTGGGTGCGTGTTGACCCGCAGGGCATCACGCAGACCGCCGGCGATGCCCGCTACCTGCAGATCACCACAGCAGCCAGCACCTACCTCCCCCTTAGCGGTGGCACGCTAACCGGCAACCTGACGCTGCCTGGTGTCCCAACCACCACCAACATGGCGGCCTCGAAGGGCTATGTGGATACACAAATCGCCGCAATTCCAGCAGCGACTGACTTGACGCCTGCTGGCACAATTATCTACAGCGCACGTACCACAGCACCGACCGGCTACCTAAAGGCCAATGGCGCCGCGGTCAGTCGCACCACCTACGCCGCATTGTTTGCTGCCATCGGCACGCTTTACGGCATTGGAAATGGTAGTACCACTTTCAACCTGCCAGATCTGCGAGGCGAGTTTGTTCGTGGTTTTGATGATGGCCGCGGTGTAGACAGTGGCCGCACCATGGGCTCAAACCAAGCTCAAAGTTACCAAAGCCACAATCACAGCATTACCGATCCTGGTCACAACCACCAATGGGGCGTGGACGATTCCACGGGAGCAAGCGGCGCTGGAAATCCGGACGCCAACCCTGGTACAAACTATAGAAACACAACATCTGCAGTCACAGGTATTACCGGCACTAACAGCAGCGGCGGCGCCGAAACCCGGCCGCGCAACATCGCCCTGCTGGCGTGTATCAAGACGTAAGTACTGCGCCTTAGCTTTAGTTCACTGACCCACCGCTTCTAAGACAATGGCCAACGTAAAGATCACCGATCTCACTGCTTACACCGATGCCGCCAGCACCGACGTACTGGCCATCGTCGATGTCAGCAACGACGTAACCAAAAAAATCAGCATCAGCACCCTGCTGAAAGCCACGCCCCTTGGCTCGGCTGCAGCGCCTGCCATCGCCATCGACGGCGACCCCAACACCGGCATCTACTCCCCCGGCGCCGACCAGCTTGCCATCAGCACCGGCGGCACGGGGTGGTTGTTTGTTGATGCGAGTGGCCGCGTGGGCATCAACAACCCAAGTCCAGGCACTATTCTTCACATCGGAGATCCGGGCACTGGTCTCAATTTTTCAAACGGTGCCGGCGGACAACTTAACATTGGCCTACTTGGTGGTACAAGCAGCGCGGACGCTTATGTCTTCAATCGTGCCAACTCGCCGCTGATCTTCGGGACCAACAACCAAGAACGCGTCCGCATCGACTCCAGTGGTTTCTTGGGAGTGGGGACTAGCAGTCCAGCTGCACAACTTCATGTTTATGGTACATACGGATATTTCCAAGACGGAACATACACTGGCTATTTTGGAAAAGGAAACGGCACTGTAGTTGGTGCTGGCACAGCTGATCTTGGCATCAGTACATCTACAGGTGCAATTGCATTCGGCACTGGTGCTTCACTTACCGAACGCATGCGCCTGGACGCAAGTGGCCGCTTGGGGGTGGGGACTTCTAGCCCTAATCAAAAGCTAGAGGTTGCAGGGGGCACTATCAGAGCTGGAGATAATCAAGCAACTAATGGCTCCTTGATCCTTGACGGCAACTATGCTGGTTCTGATACCCTAAATACATTTGGTTCGCAATTTTCCAGCGCATCAACGGTAATTGGTTATGCAGTTAGGCCACGAGCTGGCGCAACGGGCTACACATCAACTGCGGGAAGTTATAGCTTTCACAAAGCAGCGTTAGAAGTGGGCATTGACGGCCCATTAAAGCTGCTTTATTCACCGCCGGCTACAACACCAATTGGTAATGTAGTGACGATGACTGAGATGCTGCGCGTTGATACAGCCGGCCGCGTCGGCATCGGCACCATTAGCCCTGGTTACGCCTTAGATGTTGTCGGAACAGTAAACTCAAACGCGCTTTTTAGGGCTAGTAACGGAACACATATTGCCCTTTTGGGATCT